GTTAAAAACATTAGAAGGAACATCAAATTCAATGGGTTCAGCTACTAAAGAATATGTTGAAGGACAAACATATGATATGGTTGAAGGTTGGGCGATTGATTTAGCTGATACATGGATAGAGCAAGGTGTTGCAGAAAAAGTAGCATCAGCATCAGTTAAAGCAAAAAAAGTAGCAACACCAGTTATAGAAAAAAAAGTAGTAGCTCCAACTAATACTCAAGCAGAAACAGAAGCACCTACTAAAAAAACTAAGAAATAAGGATGACTAATGTCTGGATTATCAACTGTTACAGCATACTCTACTGACCCTGTTACTAGCTCAGATGTAAAAATTGCATTACGAATACCAACAGGGGATAGTACTCATAACACTTTAATTACCTCATGTATAAATGCGGCAACTAAAATTATTATGGAAAATACTCAAAGAACACTTACACAAGAAACACTTAAATTAGGTTTAGATGCTTTGCCATATAACGAAACAGCATCTTATCCATATAGTGAAGGCTTAACAGTTGCTCCTTTTATGAGCAAAATAGGTAGAGCTTTATATTTACCTAGACCACCTTTAATTTCTATTACTCACGTAAAAACTTTTGATGATAGTGATAATTCAACAACATTAGCGGCATCAACTTATTATATAGACAAACAAAATCCAATTCCAAGAGTCATTTTAAGAACAGGGCAAACTTGGGATAATCTTTTAAGAGTAGCTAATGCTATAGAAGTTACTTATGTTGCAGGATATGGAACTAATGCAGGTACAGTACCTGCTCCACTTAAACAAGCAATAACAGTATTAGCAGTAAATTATTTTGAAAACCCAGAACCTATACTAAAAGGAGAATCAACTTCTATTGTATCAGGATTAATTGAATCATTAATAAGACCATATAAAGTTACAAGGTTCGGTATAGGATTTAGTTAGATGGCTAAACAATCAGTAGCAATAGGCAAGTTACAATTTTCTGTAATACTACAAAGTAGAAGTAGGTCAACCGATAGTGGTGGTGGGTTTACATCAAGTTGGGGAACAACTAGAACTTTGTTTGCAAGTGTTATACCAAATAACGGAGATAATGCCTATAAAGGTGGTAGAATTGACCACACATTAACACATGATGTCTACACTAGGTATTATAGCAATATAAATTATAAAGCTAATGGTGGGCAAATGCGTATATCTTGGAACGACTTCGGAACAACACGAATCCTTGCAGTAAAATATGTATACACTTTAGAAGAGAGAGATAGATGGTTGTTGTTCCGTTGCTCTGAAGGTGGGGATGCAGATTTATAATGGCAGGTTTTAAACTAAAAGTAATGAATCAAAATGGTTTTGATAGTAGAATAAGAAAGAAAGGTAACTCAACAGAAAAAAATGTTGAAAGAGTTATAAATTCTATTGCTAATAATATAAGAAACATAGCTGTTCAATCTATTCTGCAAAATTCAAGAGCAGGTGGAAAAACAACAAGATATGACCCAAAAAGAACAATAAGAGTTTCTAAAGCAGGAGATGCACCTGCAAGTGATTCAGGATTTTTAGCATCACAAATAGTAGTAAAAATAGATGGCAACCAATTAGGAGCTGACATAATTAGTAATGCTGACTATAGTGAAGCATTAGAGTTTGGTACTTTAACAATGGGAGCAAGACCATTTATGCAACCTGCGGCTGAAGAATCAAAGAAGAAGTATAAAACTCAATTAATAAAAGCTATTAAAAGTGGCTTAAAATAGGGAGGAACAGAACATGGACAAAATACTAGATAGGTTTAAAGAACCATCATCTTATGCGGCTCTAAGTGGAGTATTAGCAATGGGTGGGGTAATTATTCCAAATGACTTATGGCAAACAATAGCTATGCTTGGTTGTGGAGCTTGCGGTGCAATAGGTTTTATTAAAGGAGAAAAGAAGTAACATGAATAAGCTCATGGCATTCAATTTGAATGGAGATTTATCAGATACTATAGATAAAGCCAGAGTTTTTGTTTTAGTTGACGTAGATGTAGAACCAGTAGAAGTAAAATCAACTGGAATTTACATGCTAGAATTATATAGCGATGATTTTAATATTGGAGATTATGTGGTGGGAACAAGTGATAATAAAAATAAAAGCATTATTGCAGTTGCTACAGCTACGAAAGATACATACAACCATGATGAAATTGTCGGCAGAATTATTGGTCGTCAATCTGAAAAAATAGCGAAGGTTTTAATCTAATGGCATTACATGCTTTTTCATTACAGGAAGCTCTCTTTAGTCGATTAAATGGAGATACAACTTTAGGTAATCTAGTAACAGGTGTATTTGATGCTGTTCCAGAAGATACAGTTTTACCTGCTGTTGTAATAGGAGAAGGTACATCTGTAGATGATGGAAGCAAAACATTAGATGCACGAGATTATATTTTTACTGTTGATGTCTGGAGTGCTTACTCTGGAATGAAAGAGATAAAAAATATAATGAAGCAGGTTTATGCGTTACTGCATGAATTTTCCCTTAGCGTTTCGGGAGCTAATCTGATAGACTTACGTTGTGAGTTCACAACACAAGTAATTGAAGGTGATGGTGTAACGAGGCATGGCATAATGCGATTTAGAGCATTTATAACTGACCAATAACAAGGAGTATACGAAATGGCGGCACAATTAGGTAGGTCCCTCTTAATGAAACTAGGTAATGCGGCTTCACCAGAAGTTTTCACTACTATAGGAGGAATGAGGTCAACAAGTATATCTATTAATGATGAAACTGTTGATATAACAAACAAAGATAATGGTACAGCTAGAACTTTATTAGCTAATGGTGGTATCTTCTCAATGGCTGTAAGTGGTTCAGGAGTATTTACTGATTCTGCTTCAGAAGCTACACTTCATGGAGATATGAACCAAGCAGTATTAACTAATTACCAATTCTTAATTCCCGGATTTGGAACTTATACAGGTAAATTTCAATTAGTAACATTAGAATATGCAGGTGAATATAATGGTGAAGTAACCTATTCTTTCTCATTTGAAAGTTCTGGTGCTATTACTTTTGCAACTGTATAATTTAGGAGCATAGAACATGGCATGGATTAAAAGTGAAATCGTTGTTTCAGGTGAAACTGTAGAAGGACAAATGAATAAGTCCAACGATACTGTGATAATTACAATACCTTTTTTAGAAGGAATTGAAGTTGGTTCAACAGTTACATCTAATAGTAAAGATTTCATTGTTAAGACTATTACCAATGATGGTAATAGAGGTGAAACTTTAACATTAGGAGTAGAAGATGGAGAACAAATTTCGAGGAGAACTAAAAGTAAGTCTAAATAATACTGAGTACAAAACTAGATTAACACTAGATGGTATTATGAGGATTGAAACTGCAACTGGAAGACCTGTGCTAAAGTTAGCAACAGAGCTAATGAATAGTAATCTTTCTATTACGGATTGTGTTCATATATTAACAGTCGCCATTAGAGGTGGTGGTAATAATATGACATCAAAACAAATAGGCGAGATTATGTTTCAATCAGGTCTTACAGAAGGTTTAAGAGTTGTTGGTGAAATACTTGCTAACACTATAACAGGTGGCAAAAGTAATGAAGATGGTGCTGAAGATGGAGAAGAAGATTCTGAAAAAAACGTAGAAGCGGTGTCAAATCAGACCGATTAGACTGGCAACGATACATACAAATCGGAATTGGAATGCTTCATATACCACCAAAGGAGTTTTGGGATATGAGTTTAATTGAGTTAAATTTAGCCATAGATGGTTTCCAAGAATTTAATGGAGGAAAACAAGCTCCTATGCAACAAGACGACCTTAAAGAAATCATGGAGGTATATCCAGACTAATGGCAACTGTAGATAAACTTGTAGTACGCATAGAAGCCGACATGAAAGACTTGAAGGCAAAGTTAAAGTCGGCACAAACTCAAACTAAAGCAACCACAGCATCAATGAAAGCAAGTTTTGCTCAACTTAAAACTTCAGTAGGAGGTGTAGGTAGAAGCATATTTAGTCTTAAAGGAGCTTTAGTAGGATTAGGTGTTGGAGCAGGAATTAAAAGTCTTATAAGTGTTGGTAGTAGTGTTGAAAGTTTACAGATTAGATTTGAAACTTTATTCGGTTCAGCAGAGGAAGGCTCTAAAGCCTTTGAAACTATGGCAAGTTTTGCATCTAAAGTTCCTTTTAGTTTAGCTCAAATTCAACAAGGTTCAGGAAGTTTAATTGCAGTAGCAAAAAACGCAGAAGAATTAGGGGAATTATTAAAAATAACAGGAACTATTGCGGCGGCTACTGGTTTAGATTTTAATACAGCATCTCAACAAATCCAAAGGTCATTAAGTGCAGGTATCGGAGCGGCTGACCTCTTTAGAGATAGAGGTGTTACTGCTATGCTTGGCTTTAAAGCAGGAGCGCAGGTAACTGTAGCAGAAACAAGAGAGGCATTTGAAAAGTTTGCAGATGAGAATGAAGGAATAACAGACAGATTAGCAGGAACTTTTCAAGGTACATTAAGTATGATAGGCGACTCTGTTTTTAACTTTCAAAGAGTAGTCAATGATGCAGGATTCTTTTCTGAACTAACAGCACATTTTGCAGGTTTAAGAGATTCTATGAACAAAAACAAACTTGCTATTACAGAATTTGCAGAAGATTTATCTGGTCGTTTAGTAAATGCTATGAAACTACTCACAAATGTAATGATATTTGTTGCTAAAAATATGGATTTAATATTACTTGCTTTTAAAGCATTTATTTTTCTTAAAGTTTCAAAGATGATAGGTGGTATAATTATAGCAATGAATATGTTAAAAATAGCTATATTTGGAGCAACAGCGGCACAAATTGGTTTAAATGTTGCAATGAGAGCAAACATAATAGGAGCAGTAATTACAGGATTACTTTTATTATCTGAAGTATTATTTGGAGCAATAAGTAAATTATTAGGATTTAATGATACTTTAAAAGAGGCAGAAGACCAAAGCGAAAAAACAGCAGATAGTATTCATTATTTAACTGAAACAACAGAAAAATTAGTTAATGGTTCATTTAGTGCAATGCATGGTTTAAATGGTATTAATACAGCCTTGAGGGACCAGAAAAAAAGAATAGCCGAAGCAAATAATGAATTTAGCCAATTAATAGCCAATTATGAAAAAGAAACTTTTGCGCTTAGGCTTAACGCACAGCAAAAAGAAATTCAAAAAGCATTAGATAAGCAAGGAGTTAATGCTTTATCTAGAGAAGGACTTGCATTAATAGAAGTTATTAATAAAAAACACGAAGAGATAAAAGCAATAGCAGATGAACTTGCTATAAAAAATTTAAGAATAGAGATAGATAAAGAAGAGTCCAAAATAATGGATGATACTATAAAAAAACAAACTGCCATAATTAATAGTAATAATTTATTGAACGCAGAGCTAATGGGTGCAAATGAAATCCAATTAGCAAGATTAAAAATAGCACAAGATAATGCAGATTTAGATGATGCTGAAATAAAAAGATTACAAGATTTAGCAGAATTAAATATAAAGTTAAAAAATGCTATAGCAATAAAAACAAAATCAGAGAAAGATGCTGACATTCTTGCAGATAAATTACAAAGTTCACAACAAAAAGCTACAGACCAAATAAAAGGTTTAATTAATGAAAATATTTTATTAGATGCTGAATTAAAGGGTTTAAATGAAACACAGTTATTACAACTAGCAATAAGGCAACAGCTTACAGGTGCTACAGACGACCAAATAAAAAAACTAGATGAGTTAATAAAGAAAAATTTAGAATTAAAAGACCAAATATCAACTAAAGAAAAAAATGAAGAAACAGTAACAAAGAAAAAAGAAGATGATGACCAAGCTGTATTAGATTTAGTAGATGATTTAGGATTGCTAGATGATGCTCAAAAAGATTACACAGATTCAGTACAATTATTAAGAACAGCTATGAGTGATGGAACTATTAATTCTGCACAATACGCAGAGGGTTTATTAGCATTAAAAATGACCTTACTTGAATCAACTGAAGAAGGCAAAATAGCAATAGAAGGTTTAGAAAGAGTACAAGATTTATTATTTGATTCAATGGCAGATGCTTTAACAGGAGCAGAGGGTGGTTGGAAAAGCTTTAGAGATAGTCTTAAAAACATAATTAGAGATATTATTGCAGACTTACTTAAACTACAAGCAAAACAAGCTATAATGAGAGCTTTTGGTGGTGGTGGTAGTAGTGGAGGTGGAGGAGGATTTGATTTAGGAAAGATAATATCTATGGGTAGCTCATTCTTTGGTGGAGGAGGTAGTGGAGGAGGAAGTTTTGCAGGACCATCTTCTATGGGTTCAGGTGGGTATGGAAGTTTTGCTAATGGAGGTTCAGTAACAGGTAATCAACCTGCTATGGTAGGCGAAAGAGGTCCAGAACTATTTGTGCCACATACTTCAGGTGGAATATTTACAAATCGTAGCCTTAAAAATTCAAGTGGTGGAGGTGGAGCAACTGTAAATCAAACAATCAATATAGAAACAGGAGTATCACAAACAGTAAGAGCAGAGATGGCATCTTTATTGCCACAAATTAAACAAGAATCTGTAAATGCTGTTATGGATGCTAAAAAAAGAGGTGGTCAAATGGCTGATACGTTCTCATGACGACATATCCACTAACTATTCCTGCAACATTTGCCCCTAGTGGTACAGCTTGGAGAATAAAAAGAATTATTGGTTCTTCTCAAAGTGTATTTACAGGAGAGCAACAAGTGTATCAATATTCTGGCGAATGGTGGGAGTGCGAAGTAACCATGCCACCAATGAGAACTGCTAATGCTAGAACCTTTGTAGCTTTTTTAGTAAGCCTTAGAGGACAATATGGTAGTATGTTCTTAGGAGATTGGGATGCTAGAATTGCTTTAGGCACAGCAGGAAGTAGTGCAGGAACACCAGTAGTTAAAGGAGCAAATCAAACAGGAAACACTTTAGTGTGTGATGGTGCGCCTAATAGTCAATCAGGGTATTTAAAAGCAGGTGATTATATACAATTAGGAACAGGAACATCTTCAAGATTGCATATGGTAACAGCAAGTTCTAATTCAGATGGTTCTGGAAACTTTACTTTATCTATTGAACCTGCATTAAGAACCAGTCCTGCTGATAACTTAGGTATAACTGTAGCTAATACAAAAGGTGTTTTTCGCTTAACATCAAATGAAACATCTTGGGACACTAATGCTGTATCTCTTTATGGTATAACTTTTGCAGTTAGAGAAATTTTATAATGGCTAATAGAGTTACATCTGCGGCATTTAGAGCATATGCAAGAGCCGATACTTTGCGTTCAGCTTTGTTAGTAGAAGCAACATTTGATTCTGGAACTATTAATCTTTGGACAGGATATGGAAATATTACATCAGGTGGAGCAACTTATACAGGTGCAGGAACATTAATGAATGTTGACCAAAGTGCTGAAAGTGTAGAAATGCGAGCTAATGGTTTTGCAGTTACTTTAACAGGAATGAACTCTTCTATACTATCAATAGCATTAGCAGAGTCATATACAG